AACGGCTCGCCGTATCCCCACGTTGCTTTGACAACATACCGCCCTGCCTCCAACGGCTCAGCCATCTCAATGATGTTGAACCAGCTGGCGTTCAGTTCGTCAAACTGACTTACACACTTGACTACCAGCGGTTTGCCGCTCTCAGTGGTTACCTCTGGTAGTAAGCTGGTGAACGGATCGACAATTAGAAAACGTGAGCCGCAGACTGCCTCATACCGACGCGGCGTATTTGCCTCGCCCTGCATCTTGACATCCAGCAGCGCCTCCAGCGTCTCTGTCACCTGCTGCAATAGCCGCTCAAAGTAAGTATTTTCGGTATCAGAAAGGGGGCGTAAAAGTACGCCCTCGATATCTTCTTTAGTTACCAGTGCTGCCATCTCTTACGCCCCTCTCTGTTAGGCTACATGTTTAATAGCCACTGCTGCTGCGATGCCGCTCAAGCCGCCACCTGCAAAGATTTCTTGCAAGTATTCGTGCTTGTTCTGCTTCAACGCAAAGTTGGTGTAGCTCTCGATTGATTGATCGCCGACCACTTTGTATCGATTGAATACAATCAGATATGCGTCGTTGTCAGCGTCATTGGTGTCGTTAAACCACTGCGGTGTGATTTTGCCAGCCAACTCCAAATCCTCTAGGATATTGACGCCTGGCGTATACAGCATGTGTCCATCGCTACCACGTTCATCTTTCAATGAAGTGATGTAGCCGCGTTTTGCGACGATGTAGACATCGCCCTCGGATTCAATCAAGTCCATCGCATTCAGAATTGAAGTACGACGGCTCTCTTTGGCTTTCGGTGTGTAGGTTTTAGCAAACACGTTGCCAGCCTTAGCGTCAGCTTTGACAGACACAAACGATTTGATCTTGTCGTCGCTAGTATCCTCTAAACCATCGCCAATAACCACTGCACGCTCGATTGACGCGATAATCCGCTTTGGCAATTCCTGCAATACGTAACGCAACAGCGCGCCAGTGCTCTTGTTCTTGCGGATAGTCTCTTTGTCAAGGGTGAGGTACTTGTAGATGTACTGTCCTTCGAGTATGCGGTTTTCGATGGCGATCGTAGCCTCTTTCTTGTCTTTACCAGCCTGGTGTCCCAACGCACCGTCAGTATTGGTGTCCCAAGCGGTGTTGTAGGCATCCAGTCCAGTCTTGTCGACCAGATTCCAAATCGGGCCGCCTGCCTTGAATGCACTTTCAATCGCTTCAACGACTGGTGTTGGGAATAGTTTGTCGGCACCAGTGACAGCCATCTGTACACCGTTAGCCTCAAGCTTGTCCATCCACGCTTCGCGAACAGCGGCCGCACCAGCACCTGCCTGTGCTACCAACACGTCAGCAAAGTCCTCTAGTGCCTTTGGTGTGTCCAGGTAATTTACGACACTACCTTTGTCGACAGCTGCTGGATCAGCTGGTTCTTTAACTTGCATCTTTGCAATATCTTTCGGATCCATTTCCGTATCCTCCTCAGGATTGTTATCAGTTGGTTCATCCGGTGCTGATTGCTCAGCTTCGTCAGTAGGCTCTGCCCCTGGCGCGGCTTCCGGTGCCGCTGGTTCGTCAGTCTTTGCCTCAGGTTCAGTTGCGTCTTCGGTCGGCTCTGCCGTCTTAGCTGCTTCAGCCTCTGCTTTTGCCTTGATTTGTTCAACTAGGCTCTGCATTGGCTTGGCGTCCGCTTGCTTGACCGCCGACATACTGAATGCAAAGTTCATACCAAACGCATTCTGTACGCCCTCGTCTTGCTTTTGCTTCTCTGGTGCCTCAGACACCTCATCGGCAAAACCGAGCTCGACAGCCTTATCGGCAAGCATCCACGTTTCAGCTTCCAGCAACTCAGCGATCTTTTCATCGCTCAGCCCAGTCCGCTTGGCGTAGATAGGCGTGATGCCCTCCTCGATCTTCATCAGAACATCTTTGGCTTTCTCCATGTCATCCACTGTGCCAGCCGCATAAACGGACGGGCGGTGAATCATGATCATTGAGCCTGGCGACATGATAATCTTGTCACCCGCCATCGCAATTACTGATGCAATCGACGCCGCTAAACCATCAACCCTGACAGTGACATTTCCGTTATGATTCACAAGTGCGTTATAAATCGCCAAGCCTGCGAACACGTCGCCGCCGGGGCTGTTAATGACAACTGTCAAATCGCCCGCATGCTGCTTGAGTTCTTCGCGAAAGAGGTCGGGTGTGACTTCGTCGCCCCACCAGGTATCGCTCGCGATAGGCCCGTCAAGTATAAGCTCTTGATTATTCGATGAAACGGAATTGCTCCACTTCCAGAACTTCATGCTTTATTTCCTTGTTAAAGTTTGCTTTCGACTCCTGCTTGCCCGTCCAATTTGAGCGTTTTGCTCTCGTCTTATTTCTAAGACTACAGATTACGATTTATCGAACTCATAACGCACTTGCTCATCTGTCGAGGCGGCGTTGACGATCTTGATATTGTTGACGTGCTTGCACTTCGCATTGCTGCAACGCACTTGTGCGATCATCTGCGTCACACCCTTAATGTTCAGGTAGCGGCCGCACTCCTCGCATCGCAAGTCCAGATCAGCCATCTCATCATCAATGATTCGTCGTTCAGCATTCAGATACGCCTTGACAACGCGGTACTTTGGGTGGCAATGTCCATTCGGGTGGACATCGTAGCCGTCGTTCTGTGCGAAATTATTGATAAATATGCCGCCGTCCCTGCCAATGATTGCCTCATTCAGATTTAGGATTGGCTCATCGACTGCCACCCACTTATCGATTAGCGTTGCACAAAACTCACACGGCTTACCAGTCTCACTCTCCATCGCTTTTTCGATCAGCGTTCCTGTTTGGTTTTGCACTTGCTTCATCGCCTCAACACTCGACAATGCATCAGCTCGTGATATCTCAGTGCGAGCCATTCGCTGCACTCGCCACTCATCAGTCTTCATAATGCCACGCAACTTCTCCTCCAGCTCAGACTGTGCCCAGCCGTGCGATGCCACATGATCAAGCACGCGGCGGATTGAGGCGGCCGTATCATCAGCGTATGAGCGAGCCACATTTAGCAGATACGCTCGGTATGCTTCCTGTGTCGAGGCTGCCACCACAAAGCCAGTTAATCCAGCAGTGGACACGCCGTTGTCTATCAATAATTGTTTGCCGTCCTCAAAATAAATCGCACCTTGAACTATCATCAACGCCACGATGATCAGTAGTAGTGCCTCGGCAAACTCGTTCTGCTCGTCGTCTTCTTCAGTGCTGTTTTCGGCCGTCTGGCGCGATTCAGCAATGGCTCGGTCAACCTGTTTCTGCATAAACTCAGTCGTTGCGTCATAAATCAGCTGCTCAAAGTCATCGAGCGTCTGCGGCTGTTTGTCGACTGCTGCTTTTGGGTTTGTGCCATTCGCTTCTCCTCGAGCCCCCATATTGCCAACCTTGCGGCGATCAGGTGCGTCTGCCACTTCATCGCCCTCGTCAACATCTGGCTTATCGTTCTCAATTTCTGGCGGTTTGTAGTTGCCCTTACGCAATAGCTTAAAGTTGTTCGGCAATTTCAACGCATCAATGATACTCTCGGTGCTGTATCCAGCCGCCTCTAGCTTCAAGATGCTGTTAACCCGAATATCATCAGCCTCAGCCTGCACTTTGACCTCGTCAACAACTTGCGGAATAGCGAACTCGTAAGTAATGGCCATGCCCATACCGCCAGTGATTCGGTTCAATTCTTGCGTCAACTGTGTGTAGTTACGTAGCAGTAGTGGGTCAACGACGTTCTCAGCGAACACCTGCTTTGTCACCTGCGCGTTAGCGTATGTCGCAGTATCGTCAATGCCCTTCATAATGGCCGAAACACCAAATGACGTATCGATCCGCCTATCCACCTGCTTAAATAAGTTCTCGAAGTCAATATCTTTGTTTGGCTGTGAGAATGGCACCCACTCAATGGCTGCACTGCCCGACGGGACACCAGTCTTTATATTGACTGGGCGGTGTGTGTATGTGACGTTGTTGTTGCTCCCTGCTCCGCGATGAGCGTCTTGCAACATTGCCACGCTCTCTTGAAACGCCTGCCGTGTTGGTGCAGTAATGATAAACTGCCCAGCTGGCACTGCCCCGTTCTCGAAAAAGCCAGCCTGAAAGTCAGCAATATAGTCGTCGAGCGTCGCCCAGCGGCGTGAGGCCTCAGATGGCGAATAGCCGGCGTACAGATCGTTTGGATCAACACCACCAGGTAGTACCAGCACCTCATCTTCAGTAAACGTCTGCGTGCCGACGGTGTATGTTGTCTTGCCGCCAACTCGCGCAACTCGCGGAAACTCCAGGAACGTAAAGCCGGCAATATTCCTACCGCCCTGCCCCATAAAATCACCGCCAGGCTTTGCCACGCCACCGTAGTTGCTCCAAACCAAAATGTACGTCTTCCGCAGAGACAATGTCGAGACGGCTATCTTTTCAGCAAACGCCACTGAACTATCGGATTTATTCGGATGATACAGCGCGTCAATAACACAATGATCAACCCGTTCTCCATTACCGTTGATGGCAAAAGGCCGCACTGTCATATACTTGTTAGCAATCGTGCGGATATTAGGATAAGCCGTCGCGTAACTACTGGCTCGGTAATGATCGAACATTGATAACCTTTGAAAAGCAGGGTCAACGCCGCTCACGCGTCGCTCACCCCTTAATCCCATGGCTGTTTTAATAATTCCCATCTACTTGTTGCTCCTATATAAATAAACCGACCAAAATATCAGCTGCACGCCGACAAATACCACTGTGGCGACCTTACCACCGTAATATAGCCAAATACAAAATGGCACGCCAACAAACAGCAGCAGTCCTATCCATGCCTCAATGACAGTATCCCTGTCTGGCTTTTGAAATTTTAATTTGCGCAAAAAGTCTTTCAATTTCATATAGTCCTCTAACTGTAAATATACGGATTACATAATCCTAGCCCATTCCATCACTACTTCATGCCGCAGCTGTAGCCAAAAGCCCATCAATACAGAGTCGAATATGTCAGGAGATTTGCCGAGCCGTTTCTTGATTGACTCCTTAGACTCCAGCACGAACACCTTATCTTTATATTCGTGGTGGTGCATCTGTGCCTCTTTAATAAACTCATTGAGGAATGGAAAGCTATCGAGGATTTTTACCTTGCCGCTGTCCAACCCCATTGCCAGCATGTACGCGACCTGTGACCGTAAATTATTAAATGCCATCAGCTCCTGTGAACGCTCAGCATCCTCTCGGCTCTTTGGCTCGCCGCCAAATGTCAGGAATGGGTCAGGTGCAAAGCCCGACTTAAACACGGCAAACTCAGCACCGCGGTCTTTGCCGCCATCGATAACACCAACGCCGACACCCACCCCGTCAACTGCAATATTCTCGTAGCCGATAGCGAAGTTATCTGAATGCTCAATCAGTAGCTCTGCCTGCTTCCCCGTCTCCATCTGTTCGTTTGATTCTTTGGTAATGATACCGTCAATCAGTGTCAGATTCTCCCAGTCCGCTGCCACGCTGCGGTCAACGCCATCACGCGCCACGTCGTAGCCAGTCGTTTTGCGTCCTGGCTCGTAGCTGCTCACAATCGCCTTAGCGAAAATGCTCGAACGGAATATCGTCTTGCTCTCGTCCTGGTACTCCCAGTTATTTTTGAGGTACCGCTCGACCCACCATGTCGGGTTGGTCATCATAGCGTCGATATCTGATTGCATCTGCCACGAGTCCGATAAGTCGAACTCGACCACACGAATATTTGGCGGTAGCGGCTCATACTTGCCATTCCCGCCATACTTCCAGCGCATGTACACCTCTTTAATATGCTCGACATCATTTGGGTTTAGGGTGATAATAGCGATGCTTGGCTGTCCGTTAGTGTTGCGGCGTCCTTTGCGGGATTTAGCCGTGGTAAACATCGTCAGCGACAATTCATCAGCCTCGTCAATGTGGCTAGCGCTAGCGTTAATACCCTTAATTTTCTGGCCGCTCCTGTCTTTCGTCTCGTCCGCCTCCACAAAACCAATCTTTGAGCCGTTAGGGAACTTGATTTCATAGTCTTGGCCGTTATATGTGTAATCCTCGCCCTCCTTGAAGTTCTTGCGATCAAGCATCGTCAGATACGACGGAATCACCGACCGCTTCGCCGTGCTGATGTTCTTGCGAAACACTGTCCAGTAGGTCTTCTCAAACGTGTCACAAATATCGATGCCGACACTCGCCGCAATGTCTGTCTTGCCAGTGCCTACCGCGCCAATCAAATAAATAGTATCGACTTCGGGACAGTCGTTAATAATATCGACAACACTTTGCTGCTTCGGCTTTAGTTCTAGCGACATGAGCTACTCACCTTTCGTTTTACGCGGCTTGATAGTCGAGACAATCTTTGGTGGCTGCTTCTCGCGAACATCGACAGACAAATCAACATGATCAACTGGCTTGCCAAATGCTCGGTCGAGCATGTCCTTAATAGCTTTGTTGTCTGGCTTCTGCGTGGCGATAAAATAGTACTCGTCGTCCACGCCATCCAGCTCACCATCGAGAAATGCCGCAATAGTCTCAGGGTCGGTAACTTGCTCTGCCGGTAACCGATTGCCCTTGCGGTCGGTCTTTATAACGAACAGCAGCTGCACGCCTGTCGCCAGTCGGAACTGTGCTTCATACAGCTTGTCAGCGTTTCTGGTGATTCGATCTAAAATCCGCTGCTTCTCTTTCATGCGGTCGAGAACCTTTTGAGTCTTTTTACCTTTAACTCCACCACTACCCTTTCTAGCACCGCCATGAGTTGATGGTGACGTACGTTTACAACCAGCTACATGGATATCGTAGTTGTCTTGCCGCTTATATTTTCGGCCGCATTTAGGACATGATTTGAAGTCATCTTTCATGATTACAATTCTAGAGATTGACGCGTAGTTCCTTTGGTATTGACTGCTTGGAAACGGCTGAGATGTGTACACCGTAGCTATTTGCGATGAGCTGTGCTTGCATGAGAGTCAAGTCTTTAGTGCTTTGTAGCTTACGCAGCATATTTTGGTATGGTTTCTTGTTTCGGTCTTGCCAAGACTGCAAGAGAATGTAGTGCGACAACGGCTTGCATTTTCGCTCGTCGCCGATAATAATTGCTTGTTTCGAAATATAATAAATGGCGACCTGCCCGATCTCTTGACGGCGTCGCCTCGTCTTGTCTTGTTTGTCAATTTTTAGCCACTTTACCATGTTTGTTATCCCTCCTCTACCTCTGAAATATACAGATTAGGCGCTGGCAATCGCGGCCTCCCAACCGCTCAATCTCACCAGTGCCTAGCTATAAAATGCTTTGACTGTTTTATCAAGTAGTCAAGCGTTCCACTTCAGTCATAAACCTCTCAATCGTTCGATTGCTCTTGCGTTTTTGGCGGAATGACGATCAGATCATCAAACGGCAGGATGAATGCTTGGTACCCCAACAGCTGATCAACCTCAACTACCGCTTCGCTACTTTTCGTCGCAATCACATCGCCACATAGAGCTTCTGTTGGTTCGTCGCCATGCTTAAACGCAACCCTGTCGCCAACTTTAACCTTTGGCTTTTCAGACTGCGCGCATTTCTTGTCGGTGCCTTGAGATTTAGCGCCATCAGCGATTGCCTTTGACGCGGCGCTAGCATTTTTAGCTACCGCTTCAAAAGATCCAGCGGCAGGCTTCAGCTTCCAGCTCTTGATTTTCAAAACGTTTTTCCAAGTAAACGACCATCGACGACAGCTTTTAACGTCATGATGCATCTCCGTTTCAATCTCTTCAAGATTCGTGAGGCTCAAGAAATAACCTCTACGATAATTGACATCAAAATTATTGTCCGAGTAATAGATAGCAGCGTCACTCAGGTTAGCGTCACTCAGGTCAGCGTCACTCAGGTTAGCGCCCCTCAGGTTAGCGCCCCTCAGGTTAGCGTCATCGTCAACAGCTGCTTCAACTGCTTTTTTTATCGTGGCGTTCTCTGATTCATATTCAAACAACACGCCGCCGTGAATCCATGATTTAATTTCGATTTTAACTTTAGACATTTTAGCCTCCTATTTAGTTATTGATTCAATAAACTCAATCGCCGCATCACACCCCTTACAAACAACAGTCTGAATGTCAGCCTCATTGAGCGTTTTAATCCACTTCTTTTGATTTGCTGATGTCACGCCTCCTTTCTTGCGTTTCATTTCGATAGCAACAAGCTTCTTATCATGCTTCGATTCGCTACCATCATCTTCGTAGATTATTAGGTGCGGGGGCGGAAAAGGTACTACCACGAACAAATCAGGCACGCCAGAACTCACGCCGAGTTTCTTATTTTTCGCTTTCTGGCTCCAGCTTCGGGTGTAGGTTTCATTCGGCACGCGAAAGTGTGGATAGCCTTTTAGTCGTAGCCACTGCACAAATGCTTCTTGCTCTTGATCCTCGGTTGGATTATCTATATCTGCGAGATTGGGCATCGCTGCTGCCTCCATCAATTAACTTGAAACACTCACTCGGCTTTCTCAAAAAGCGTTCGGTGTCCTCGCCATCTTTCATTTCAACCAGCACCTTGGTGACCTTTCGAGTTCTAGGTATTACAAAGAGGCCAAATAAATATGTAGTATGTCGCTCTTCAGTCATTCCGCCGGCGATAACAGTGCCAATCCTATATCTGTCAGGATTGTTTTTTCTTTCGTCTCGATAGTTGAAATACACTTTGTCGCCGATAGCAAGTCCGTCAAAAGACTGCCGAAATGCCGACTCTTTAAGTTCGATTTTGCCCATTATTTCCTCCTATTTTTAGATTCATCTAGCCACTCTCGATACTCGATCTCGTCCTCGATTGCTGGCACGATTAGTGCTGTTAGTATTACGATTGCAAAAATTACCGCGATTATTATGGTCATGACTGTTTCTCCTCCGGCTTCTTAATTCGCACAAGGCGGCATTTTGTAATATATGTCCCCATGATGCTTGTCCTATCGCCAGTCTCTAATTCTCTAAGTGCCGGTAGTCCCACGCCACACATCTCTATAATCTGGCAGACTATGTTAGTTTTATTGCCAGTTTCCGTATCTTTATAGACAACCAAAACATAATCGTGCATCCGCAACTTGTCATCGTCGCCTATTTCCCAGTCGTCGTAGGTAAAATGGCTTAAAACCAGGTCGCAACATGCTGCGTGATTGTAATTGTAGTCGCTGTGGTCTAGCGGCTCTTTAATATAATCGTCCCATAGCGGCTGGCCGCAGTTGTGGCACTCTGGACGACCGGCGCAGTAACACAGGTCATGTCCGTCGTTGCATGACAGCGCGCGAGGGTCGCCTCGCCGTTTTATGTCAGTCATCGTCCAGCTCCTCTAACCTCTTTTTATTTACGTAGTCAATAAAGCTCTCGTAATCTATGTTCATAGTCACCTCAATGCGCGGCACCAGTAGTATGGTCCCGTCAATTCCGTTTCTCGCAATGGAATCAAACTCAAAATTAGCAAAAGCCAAGCATGAATCAATATTATCTTTGATGTAGTCTATGATCCATCCTTGATCAGCCTGCAGCATAGTGTCCCTTTCTTCCGTCTAATTTCAACCGCATAACTGGTGGCTATATAAGGTGATGATTTGCACGCACTGTCTTACGGGATTTTCACCACAGGGCTTCCACCGTTTAGTCAAAAGACTAAGCTGCGTCGTGTAAGGTCACATCTTTCACCGTTCAAGTTGCAACGTCAACGGTTACTTTTCTAGCTCTAGTTGCGGGTCTCGGTGAGGTTGCAACGCCAACCCGAGAATGTCGCTTTTGAGCTACTTACATAGCCAGTTGATAGCACGAGGTGGGGATTTGCACCTAACGAGCTTGTACTTTGCTCGCCCACAATGTTCGGCATCACTACGGCGTTCCCTCCGTAATTCCTGTTATTGCGACCCAGTACCCAGAGGGCATATGACAGTACTTAGCTGGTATCGTTCCCGAACTCCTACAGTCTGATTCCAAAATTAGCATTACCTATTTTGCTTACTCATGCTACCAGTTGAACAGACGATAGCAAGGAGTCGCCACCGCGCTCCCAAATGTGTCTATCTACGTTTTCGACACATCTGTTCTCGTAGTTCGGGGTCTCCGATCGCTAGTGGCGTGTCATTGCCATCATCTATCCAGTTATGCGGTTGAATTGTTAATGTTCACCCAGTTTTTCGACGTGTGGTAGGTCATTGGTTAATAGCGTTTATGCATCGTCAGATTTTATCGGTGCAACACCAGCCACGATCTCGTTTCCGTCCCAAGCATAATCTGGCGAGGATTTTATCAAGATTGGCTCGTCATATTTGCCGACGTGAATGACTACGCCGCCCATCATGCCGTCGCTCTGTTTGAACTGTCGTAGTGCCTCGATAAGCAATTTAGGATTGACCACAACCGACTTTACAGGAAACGCCTCTGAACTTTTTTGCTCGACGAACGGGCGTGTCTCCGGGAAACGCAGCTCGGTTTGCTCTTGAAATGGAATCTCAGCCTTGATCGGAAAACTCTCATCGATCGGCACCATTTCGCCGTACGGATTTGTGCGAACAATAATTTTGCCGTCGTAAACATACGCTCGGTCAAAGTCAGTCTTCATGACTTTATCAGCGGCAACGAGAACACTCTGCGGGATATTCATTGAGCAGGCTTTTGCGCCAGGCTCGGTGTCAACCTCGCGGCGGATCAGCTTATAACCGTCTGTAGCTATAAGCATGGCTTTATATATGCCTTTCTCCTGCTCAACAACCTCCAGTCTGACATTCTCCAGAACCTTATTCTGCGGCGTTGGCTTCTGCGCCATTTTATATACAGCAATCTGCTGCTTGGTTAGCGAAACGATACTGCTCACTTCTCCCACCAAAATCCTTTCTGCTCAGCGTCAGTCTCAGACGGCTTGTCGTCTTTCAGGCTGCCAGCTGGCTTATTATTTATCTTGACCGCGATGTCTACGCTCCGAACGCCGTGCTCCAGCAGCCATTTCTTGGCTCGCTTGGCATCAACTTCGGTAGCGTAGGTTTTCGCGTGTGGCTTGTTCTTCTCGTCGCTCCAGCGAACCGTGAATGCGCAATTCATTAGGGACGTTACGTAGCCTCCAGTTTCTTGCGCTTGCGGCGCTGCTTTTTACGAAGTGCTTTTTTAGTCACGACGCCTTAATCTCCAAACCTCTCATACATACAGTTTTCGTGCATGTCTGGATAGTCTTTTCGCTCTGCGTCAGATTTAACGAGTGCTAAATTGCACATACTGCATCTGCCGTATGGTGCGGTTTTTTCAAATTCAGCCAGCTCGTCATCCTGCTTAGGTTTGCGTTTGCTGATTCGGCCACCTTTTGTGCCGCAAATCCGAGCTGCCTCCCGATTGAGCGCAAAGCCTGTTTTATCGCCTCTTGACCTCGATCCACCCTTTCTGCCAATTTCACGGTAGAAGTTTGGATTTTTTGCGAGAATTGTTGCGGCGGCTTTCTTACCGCCCGCTTCCGTTCCTGCCATGGCTCTCCTTTCACTTATTAAAATGGTATTTCGCTCAAATCAATCGGCGCGTCGAGGTCGATATCCTCGGTTGTTTTTGCCGCTTGATTAGTAGTTGTGTTTGCCGCTTTAGCGTCGTCTTCAGCATATCGCTCCGTGGCTGGTGCGGCGTTATTGCCGCTGCCCTTGGCGTCGCTCAAGAACTGGAATTGGTCGATGATGACTTCAGTGGCTTTACGCTTGATGTCATCTTTCTCCCAGATTCGTGTTTGCAAGCGGCCAGTTATGCCAATTTGCTTACCTTTCGGCGCGTACTCTGCCAGTAGTTCGGCTGCTTTATTCCAAGCGACGCAATCGATGAAACTAGCGTCGGCATCTTTGCCGTAGCCATCAACCGCTAGTGCGAATGAGGCTACGGACTTGCCGCTGTTCGTTGTTTTAATTTCAATGTCTCGGACGACGCGGCCGATTAGAGTTACTGTGTTGATTGCTGCCATATTTAGAAACTCTTTTCCTCGCGAATCTCCACGCCTGGGATTTCACGTAATCCATTAGCGATGGCTTCGCGGATTAGCTTGTCGCTCGGCTCGCACAAGTAGCGTGGCACTAATTCAGGGTTGGTGACCGTGAACACAGTCTTGGTTTTAATGCCAGATTTGACGGCTGGCTTCTGCGATTTAGCGGCTTTGGCTGCTTCAGCCTCGGCAATCTCCTGTTCGCGTTTACGCTGTGCTGCCAATTTGGCCGCTTCGGCTTCGTCACGTTCAGCGGTCGTCAATTCGTCTTTACGTGTCAGCAACTCGTTGATGGCTTTAGTGAATGCCAGTTTGATTTCGGCGTGGTTTTGGTCGGCTTCTGGTAGCTCAGCGAATGCCTGCTTCAACTCAGCACCTCGCTCATCGCAAGCTTTTTGGCTACGCAGTGATTTGGCGTTGGTAGCGAACTTTGCACAGATAGCGTCAACGCGTGCCGTTTCCTCTTTTGCTAGCCGCTCCTGTTCCTCCTGGTAGGCTAGAATCTTTTGGCTGATATTCTCCAGGGCTTCTTCGGCCGGTGCGAGAACGTCCTTTTCAGCGTCGATAAATTGTGACTTGACGCTGTCAAAGTTGCGAGTGATCGCCAACCGTGCATTTTTGACTTCAGTACGGTGTGAGGTGATCAGCTTGCGGATTGCAACTGCTTCTTTGGCGGTAGCGTCGTCAGTTATCTCTTTGGCTTTGGCCTGCTCAAGCAATTCTTGAGATTTCACCTTGAACGGCGATATCGTAGCAACCTGCGAATCGACGTATTCTTGTAGTTGTGACATATTCCTCCTTTACTTCCTGTCTGCTTCAGATTTACCAAGGCGAGCGTCAGTCATTTCGACGCGTGAGCTTGGAATGGTTGGTTTGGCAGCCGCTTCAATCTGCTCTCGGCTTGCCAATGTCGGCGCTGGTGCAATCCACGCGTACTCAGCATCGCCTCTTACACCATCGACGATTTTCGTGAAGTCTGGCTCGATGTAGCGGCCTAGCCGACCCGTGCGGTCTTTGGCAACGTACTTGTCACTAGCTGGATCAACGATAATCAACCGCTTGGTGTCGCCAGTCTCGGTGTCATTGATGGTTGTCATGTAACCGACGATGTCCACCAGGTTGACCAGCTCCTCAGACAGTCTCGTGGCTACCATCGGACGTTTAATGACGCGGCCGTCGTCGTCTTTCTCCTGAACGTGAGCCACGATAACGATGTGCTTACCGCTATCACGCATGGTTTTCAGAAAGTTTCGCATGGTCGATTTCAGCCAGCCCCAGCCAGCCATGGTCGGGTTGCCGTCACGCTGGACTAATTTGCTGTCGGCTCTATTTCGCATGTAGGCGATCAACTTCTCCATCAGCTCGCCAATCGGGTCGATGATTACCGTGTCGTAGTCCTCAGTGAGTGCGATTTGCATGAACTCCTGCATATCGTCCCATTTTTCAATCAGCGCCACGTCGGCCGCGATGCCGCGAAGTCCGAAGTATTTACTACCGTTTTCGCAGTCAGCGATAATCGGTCGTGGTGCGGTGGCTGCAAACGTTGTTTTACCAACGCCGCCCTCGCCATACACAACCATCAGAATTGATGGTTTTTCGGTCGGATCTAAACTATTAAAGACTTTCATATTCTCCTTTCTTTTACAGGCTCCAGTCGCCCAGCTCCCTCACCTCCTCGATGAGGAAATTCGGCTCGCTGTCGCCAAACTTTATGATTTCGTCAACACACGTACGCAGCTTGCGTTCGCCGGCTTCAACAAAGTCAATGCCGGCAATCATGAATTGCACGCGGTATGGTGCGACGGACTCAACCACACAATAGGCAAACTTGACTAACGCCGGGTCTAACTCTAGGCTTGACGCCGTCACCAGCGTATAAACTGCTGACTGCAAATCGTAGTGCATTGACTGCGCAGTTTTGAAAAACTTGTCGAACTTTGCGGTAGTTTTCAGGTCGGTTATCATGGCAGATTCATTAGTGCGAATCAGTACATCAGCCTTACCTTTCATATCTACGCCGTCAGCGGTGCGAGCGTACATTTCGTGCTCAAAGGTTGCACCTTTAGCAAAAATGTATTGCTTTGCTAGCGGGTGATTCTCGATATTTTTCAAAATCTGATCAGCGGCTTTGAACATATCCAGGGTGATAATGTGTTTGCCAGCGGCTTTTTGTTCGTTACGCCACGCCTTGGATTCTTTCGAATAGAAGTTTTCAAACGGGCTGATGGCGAATTGATCCTCGCCGCCAAGCACTAGCATATGCACTAGCTGTCCCAAATCGATAGCTTTGCTGTCTAGGTCTGGCAGGTCTCCACGTTTAGCGGCGACCGCATAATCGATACCGTGGTTGAGAATCAACTTCATTGACGAATATGACCACTCTGGTCGGCTATAGTAAGCGTCTGCCACTTACGCCTCCCCCGCCAAAGCACGATCGAGAAATGTCGGATCGATTAGGTTTTCCAGTTTTTCCAACAAACTATTTTCGTCCATAAAACTTTCCCTCAATCCACTTCATACCTTTATCAAAAATCCGTAGCCACTTCGCTACTTTTACCGACTTATCAAAGTCGTGGTCGTCAAGTTCTCGCAGCCTGTCAATAACTCTATTGAGTGGCTCACGGTGATGAACTTGCACCGGCTGAACTGGTGACGGCATCACGTTTACGTGTATCTTCATCGCCAAATCTCCTTTCGCGATTTTAATTCTTGGATAGCTTCGTCGAACGCACCGTTCGCAAATAGCACGACTGCTAGCACCGCAATTGCTGCGAACTGCACCCACCAAAGACGCAGATCTGTTGGCTCGCTGATTGCGATTATTGCGGCTGGTAGTCCAACTACCCAGCTAATGATTTTTTTGATCTGTTTGTTTTTCGCTGCCATTTTTCAGCTCCTTTCGTTTACGTACAAGAGTGCTCGCAGTCACTCTCGTACTGTTAGATATCTCGTCTCTGTCGTGTTTTAAGCGGTTTGTAGTCCGCTGTCTCTAATTTCTGACCAGCTGTTACTCAAATCCCTAAAAACCCGCTCTGACGTTTCAATGAAGCTACAAACGCTGAACGTACAGGATTTCTAGCCTCATTTTTACGTCAAATAAAAAAGAATCGACGCGAAGTCGATTCATGGTTGATAGATTTGACTAACAGAGGTAGTCGCTGTTTATATCATGTAAGATTATTTCGTGATTTATATATATTAGCTTTTCGCAATCCTGCGAGAGGTGGAACATTACAAGAAGGAAGGAGGGCACTATGCGCCCCACCATCAAGACCACCGAGAGTGCCGTTACCGATGCCGCCATCAAGGCGGCGTGGAACGATCCGAGCACCTCTCCTGAGGTGTCTTTCGAGGTACTCCTTGGAGAGTCACCGACGGTGCAGTGCCACGTCATTGACGGTCCCGATTGGGGGCTGTTGAATGAGGAGGCTAAGTCTTGTGACAATGGGTCCTACATCGGGCTTACGAGGTTCAAGCTCGTTTGGTCCGTTCAGGGACGCTTTGCCCCAGTCCAGATCGACGAGATCTGGATCTCAGTCACGAGTATCGTGCGCGAGAGCGAGGACGCGCTTTGCGTGTCCGGCTCTGGCTGGGTGCTCACTTATTACCCAGAGTACTGCGGTATTCCGAGAAGTTTCCCCACCAAGTGTGTCCCGGATGAGTTCCGGGAGTGGCTGCCCAAGAAGCGCAGCGGGCTCGTTCTTCGCGACGAGAACGACGACTGA